CACGACGCTCTTCCGATCTGCTTCGAACGGCAGCTGTCCGAGCTGGACAACCTGAACGTGATGGTATCCGATGTCACGAACGACATCGACCAGAACACGCAGGCAATCTGGTTCGGAATTGATATAGACTTCCCCCGTGACGAACAGGGGAACTACGTCAAGCCTAAAACAAATGAATGGGTGCTTGCACAGTCTACGGAAAGAGGGTCAAGGCCGGACGCCAAACCGCTGGCCGTCGACTACGACTATAAGGGCATGCTGGACCACATCCTGGCACGCCGCAACCTGATCCTGCAGAAGTGCTGCATACCCAGAGCCGGCAACGGCTCAGGCGGCGCAACCGGCGTTGCCATGAGCGACGCGACCGGATGGACGGCCGCTGAGCAGGACGCTGAGCGCGAGCAGAGCATCATTGACGCCTGCAAGCACGAGGAGCTTAGGCTGGTGCTTAAGGCTATCAGCATTTCCTACCACTGCCCCGCAGACAGTCCGCTTAGGAAACTTAAGGCCGGGGACGTTGTACCTAAGCCCCAGCGTCAGAAAGCCTATGAGCTTACGGTCAAGGCGAACGCCTTTGCCACTCTCCTGTCCCACGGCATCTATGGCAAGCATGCCATTGATACGGTCAACCTGTTCTCTGATCCGAATCAGGTCTGGGCGGACAGTGAAGAGCTGATCAGGAAGTATCAGGACAGCCAGTTCACGAAGCCGGCCGCACCTTCCGCTTCACCCGCGGGCGAAGGCGGTGAGGGCGAAAGACAGCCGGACGGTGACCGGACAATGGCCGACTATTCCGATCAGCAGGGGCAGAGCGCACGGATTGACGGTCCAGCACATAGCAACACGCCTGATTCTGCCGACGAAAAGACAGGTGAATAACTATGGCCGGCACAATCCTGGGCTATGATTCGGTCAACCGCCTGCGGTCGGTCGAGTATACGGAGTACTTCCGGCCCATGGGGATCACGCAGGATCAGAGAGACCAGCGCATAGCATACGCTACGACACTGGGTGACAGCCTGTCAGAACTGCTTGCCTGGGCGGCGATCAAAGCCCAGTACGGCACGCTGACGAGGGACGATATTTTTGACCGGCTGATGACGATCTACGCAGCCGCTCTTGCGTCCCAGACCGATGTGCAGGTGGACGCATATCTCGAAAAGCACATGCGCCGCTCCGCCAGTTTTATAGCCGATACTACGGTCAAGAAGGTAGGAAACCAATGGTTCTTTTCCGCTGACCGTGCGGAGTTCATCGCGGAGAACGACGCTAACGATATATTTGACTATCAGGAGTTTCAGGACGCCAGACGTCAGGGCAAGCGCACGAAGACGTGGAACACCATGCAGGACAAGAAAGTGCGTGACTACCACAAAGCGGCGCAGGGGCTGACGGTAGGCATCGGGGACTACTTTTATGTTGGCGGGGAATACGGGCTTTTCCCGCATGATACGGAGCATTTTAGCCCGGAGAACACTGTGAACTGCAGGTGCTGGCTTACTTTTGCCTGACCTGTACCACCGTGTGAAGGTTTTACGACAGAGAAGTCGTAAATCTCAAAGTACTGTTGAGATTAAAACTGCCAGACCAAGGCACATACGTCAGAGAAGACGTTAACCGCATAGAAGGAGATAACTATGGAAGACCAGATGAACAACAATGTGAATCCTGATGTAACAACGACACCCGCACCCGCACCTGCAGCTGATCCGGCACCGGCAGCACCGAAAGCCGCCCCGGCTAAAGGCCACACCTCCGGCAAGTCAATACCTACCAACATACCAAATACCCATATAGCAAACGAGGAGGACGGCCCGTCAGTCGAGGAGCTGATGGCAGAGCTGGCAAGGGAAAGAGCGCAGGCGCAGAGATACAAGGCATCGCTTGATAACGCGACGTCAGAGGCGGCTGACCTCAAGCGTAAACTGAGGGCACGCCAGACCGCGGACGAGCAGGCACAGGCAGATGCGGAGGAAGCGGCAAGACAGCACGCTGAGTATGTCAAGTCTCTGGAGCGTGAGGTGGCGATCAACAGAGCCAAAGCGCGTTATCTGGGTCTGGGCATGTCAGAAGAGCTGGCGGCCGATACCGCTGTAGCCGACGTTGAGAAAGACCAGGACCGCGTTGTTGCGAACTTCCGGAAGCACCAGGAGGCCATGATCAGGGATGAGCAGGCCAAATGGCTGGCTTCGAGGCCGCAGATCCAGACAGGCGGCGATCCGAAGGAAAAGACGGAGGAACAGCTTCTCGATGAGGCTTTCTGGTCTGGCACCATGCTGGGGCATAAATAAGTGCCCGGAAAGAGGGGATAGATATGGCGATTAACTACGCTAGCACCTTCTCACCCAAAGTGGATGAGATGTTTGCAAAACAGTCCTTCACCAACGGACTGACCAACGCTGAGTACAGCTGGACGGGCGTTGAGACCGTTACCGTATACTCTGTACCGACTGTAGGCCTTAACAACTACACGCTGACCGGAAATTCCCGCTACGGCACTCCTGCCGAGCTGCAGAACAATATCCAGGTTATGAAGGTCGAAGACGACAAGTCCTTCACTTTTACCATTGACCGCAAATCCGAGCAGGACACCCTGAGTGTTATGTCCGCGGCTCCTGCCCTTGCCCGTGAGGTGGAGCAGGTCGTTATCCCGTATGTTGATACCTACCGCTTTGCCAAGATGGTGGCAGGCGCAGGCAACGCGAAGTACGGCGTAACCGCTACCGCGTCCAACGCCTACTCCAATGTTCTGGATGTTCAGGCCATGCTTGACGAAGACTACGCACCGACTGCCGGCCGTGTTCTGGTCGTTACTCCGGCCTATTTCAACCTCCTGAAGCTGGATGAGAGCTTTGTAAAGCGCGGCGATCTGGCTACCGGAATCGCCCTGACCGGTCAGGTCGGCGAGGTTGACGGAATGCCCGTTATCAAGGTTCCTTCTACCTACCTGCCCACCGGCACCAACTTTATCATCACCAATGCCATTGCTACCGTAGCCCCGGTTAAGCTGACCGAGTACAAGGTGCATATCGATCCGCCCGGAATCAACGGCGCACTCGTAGAGGGCCGCATCCGTCAGGACGCTTTTGTTCTCAACAACAAAAAGAACGCGATCGGCATCTGCATGTCCAGCGCGGCTCCGACTCCGTGATCGTAGCTTAGACTGATACAAAACTGGAGGGCCGTGTAATGGTTGTTTACAAAGATGGCGCGTCCGTGGACGTGCGGGAGGGCGCACAGCTTGACGCCTTCCTGCGGTCCGGATGGACGGCAGAACGCCCGGCGAAACGTCCAGCTAGCAAAAAGCCGGCAGAGCCTGAGCCCGCGGAACCTGCAGAAGCAGATCCACAGGACGAAGGCGAAGCTGATAAGACAGAACAGCCGGTAAAGAAAGCACCTGCCCGGAGGAAGCCGCAGGCAAAGTAAAGGCAGAACGGAGGTAGGCATATATGTATGATTATCTGATAGAGATGGTCGAAGAGGGCCTGGCGGCAGAGCTGGGCGTAGTGCCTGCCGATGCAGACCGTGAGCTCCTGCATCAGAAAGTTGCCGCCGCCCTTGACGAAATCGCAGACAGGCGTGCGTATCCGGATACCTATACGGATGCGGTCAAAGCGGCCGATCTGCAGAGATACAAGTCCAACATCCGCCGACTGGCACTGTATGACTACAATCAGGCCGGGGTGGAAGGACAGACAGCCAGGACAGAGGGCGGCGTGCAGATGACGTGGGACGAGCGGGAAAAATGCTTTTCCGGCGTGCTGCCGATAGCGCGTGTAATGTAGATAGGCAGGAGTAAGGTGTGCCAGGGGCGTGTGACGGCTCTCCCACATGTTCCTGGCGGGAGAACCGGCCAAACTTCGGGCGGGCATCGACCGGTTTATTATCCTGCGTCAGGAGGGCTGAGATTATGAGATCACTTGTAAGCCAGCGGCAGAAGGTATGGTTCTGCAAATATACAGAACGCAATTCCGGCCTTGACGTAGTGCGCGAATATACCAAACCGGAATTACACTGGTTTACCGTATCGCCGCCAGGCGGAAATGCCGCCGCAGGTGTGTACACTGCAGGCGAGGGTTTTGTCCTGGATTACGACAGGCGCATAACCTGCTTTGAGTCCGGCCTTTCTGTCGAAGAGGGTGACCAGGTCTTTATTGACGTGGTTCCCCAGCTGGATGCGGACGGCTATCTGGTACTTGATGAGAATGACGAACCGGTCACCATGCCGGACTATATCGTCAACCGGGTATCCACTACAGGCCGTGGCTGGGTGTCTCAGTACTCTCTCACCAAGCTGTAGGGGGTGCATTATGGCAGTCAGCATAAACATGGGCCTGTCAAATGCCGCGATCCGTGCGGCCACTACCCGGCTTAATGATTACGCCAACGGCCTGCAGGCCAAAGCGGAGGAATTCGTGCTGGCACTGGCCAGAGAAGGTCTGGGCGTGGCCAACGCCAAGCTGGCGGAGGCTACTCGGGAGATGGTCGAGCATCCGCTTTTCTCTTCCGAGGCCATACTCGACAGTCTGGGCGGCGTTGCCGGGGCTGTCCTGAAGGTCAGCGGCAGCAGGATTCTGTTCGTGGAATTCTCTGCGGGTATTACTTACGGATCGAAGTTCCCGCAGGCCATGCCGTCTGGCCACCAGTACGGCCAGGGCATGGGCATGGGTACTTATCCGGGGTTGGGCTACTGGGATCAGCCGCAGGGCTGGTGGTACTACGATCCGGACAGTGCGGAAGCTAATCAGTATGGCTATGTACACACGTATGGCAACAGGGCGTATAAACCGATGTACCATGCAGAGGCGGCAATAATATCACGAGTGTCTGCAGTCGCACGGACTGTGTTTGGAGGACAGGGGGCGTAAGCTATGCCGGAAAGGATCAAAAACCCCGCTGTGGAGATCTTCACCAAGTGGGGCGAGGCCATGGAGCCCGTCATGGGCGAGGGTAACTATGCTTATGACGTGTCCTCGACTGTGGCCAACGATAAAACAAAATACGCCCGTATGTTTTTATTGGGCGCTCCTACGTACCGCGCGGAGCTGGAAGGAAGCGAGACCGCACTTAATGTTTCAGTGCAGGTTGAGATGTTTGCTTCCGGGAAGCGTGCGGCAACGAATGTATATACATATGATGACGTGTCCCACGCCTGCATGATCGGTATGGGCTTTACCCGGACGTACGGTCCGGAGCTCACGACCAACGCTGACTCGACGATAAAACGCCTTGTCAGCAGGTACAGCCGGTTGTGGTGCGGGAGTGGGGATTAACTTTTAGGAGGGATGAGACATGGCAGCACCTGGAGTATCAACCGTCAAGTCGCTTTTCGGTTATGCCATTGAGACTACCGCAGGAACAAAGCCCACTGCTTTTACCCTGCTTCACCGTATCAATTCCACCGGCGATATCAGCATTGACGCCAACAGCATCGATGCGTCCGCGCTGGAAGATGAGATCGACAAGTATATTTCCGGCCGTGGATCTGTAGGCCAGACCGTAGACATTCAGGTTAACCTGACCGATGAGACCATCGCCGAGTGGGAGGCCCTGATTTCTGCCGCGGCAACCGCCAGAGCAGACGGCAAGGCTACCTGGTTCGAGGAGTATCTGCCAGATCTGGATAAGGCCTTCTTCTATAAGGCTACTCCGCCTGCGAAGATTCCGAAACCCGGTCTGGATCAGAACGGGCTGGTCGTTGCTACGATGAGCCTTACTGTCAACGAATACATGGGCCTGGATACCGCGATTATCCCTACAGCACCGACCACCAATCCGTGACCGTAGGCGGATAAGTACATACACGAGGAGAGCCAAATATGTACAAAGTAATAACTATCGGCGGTGAAGACTACCGCCTTGAATATACGATTGAAGCTTCCCTGTACAGTGATGCCGTTGAGAAGCTGGTCAACCTGATCGGCCGCACCGCGGCTGTCCAGCAGTCCGCGGAGGGCGGCACGCCTATGCAGGCGGAAGCCGCTGTTGAGGGCATGATTTCCCAGCTCTCTGATATTGCCGGCACTGCACTTACCCTGTTTTACGCAGGCCTGCTTGAATACCATGGTCCGGAAGGTGACCAGACGGTCAAGAGCCTTAAGGACGCAAAACGCCTTGCCCGTACCTGGATGACAGAACAGGAAGAGGGTAACGGCACATGGTACGACCTGCTTACCCTTTGCATCAATCAGATGGGGGAAGACGGTTTTTTCAAAATGATCGGCCTGGAGAAAGCGCTGACTCCGGCGGCCGCGCCGAGGCCGGTAAAGACACCGCAGGATCACAAGAGGAAAAGAGCTTCCGCGAACTGATGCTGGGTGTCTACCTGCCCCGGGCGATACGGATCGGCATGACGGCAAAGGCGTTCCTGCACTCCACGCCGGCCGTGGTGCGCATGACCCTCAAAGCGCATGACCAGCGCGTCAGGGACGAGGCTTTGGCCATGCGGGTACAGGCATGGCAGAACGGTATTTATGTTCTTGCCGCCCTCTCCTCTTCTTTCGGGAAAAAGCGTTATCCGCCTAACCCGGCTGAGGAAGAGCTTAACTCCGTGTCGGCAATAGCTGAACGAACCGGGCGGTCAGAAGACGAAGTGGCGCAGGAACTCAGGCTGATCACACTGCAGGTACAGGCGGCCAACAGCCGTATATCAAAATCATAACGATTTTTACTGTCGCTGACGGGCGGGCGTTTATGCCCGCCCATTTTTACTGTTAAGGAGGTGGGGGTTTTGGCCGAAAGCGTAGTTGATACCTTATCGATACGAATAAACGCCGATACTAAGACCGCCATTGCATCAATTAAAAAACTGGCGGGAACGCTGGCCGGGCTCTCATCTTCAGTCGGAAAGTCCGTTACCCATGTAACCCGCTTTGGCACTGCCTTTAAGTCGCTGGGGCTTCCTACGGTTACAGGTCATGCCAAAAATCTGACATCCGCTTTCACAAAGATGTCAAGCTCCAGCAAGTCTTCAGCCAGCGCATTCAGCTCTGTCAGCGTTGCTGTAGGCCGCCTCACGCCCAGTGCGTCCTCGCTGGCAAAGACATTGGGTCAGGTTTACCTGCAGTTCTTTTCACTGCGTAAGGCTGTTGATCTGTTTAAGGAATCTATTGCCCTGAGCTCTGATCTGGTGGAGACCCAGCACGTTGTTGATACGGTCTTTGGCGACATGGCCTATAAGGTCGAGGACTTTGTCAAGACCGCCAACACGGAATTCGGCCTTTCTGAACTGACTGTTAAGAAAGCGGCGTCCCGCTTCCAGTCGCTGGGCGCGGCTCTGGGAATGCCGACTGGCCAGATATCTGACATGTCCATCGAGCTGACAAAGCTGACTGGTAACATGTCGTCTTTCTTCAACAAAGACCAGCAGACGGTCATGGAGGACTTACAGGCCATCTACACAGGCATGGCACGTCCTCTCCGTAAGTACGGTATTGACCTGACGCAGGCATCCCTTAAAGAGTATGCTCTGTCAAAGGGGCTTGACAGCAACATATCAGCCATGACGCAGGCGGAAAAAACCATGCTCCGCTACCAGTACGTCATGGAAAAGCTGGGATACGTAACGGACGACTTTAAAAAGACGTCTGATACATGGGCTAACTCGACACGAATCCTGCGTCAGAACTTCCAGCAGCTGGGCGTCACCTTCGGCACGATCATCACGAACTTCCTGAAGCCCTTCGTGCGTTCGATGAACGCCGTCATGGGCACCCTGCAGGCAGGCGCAAAGAACGTTGCCGACGCCCTTGGCACAATCTTTGGCTGGACATATACGGTCAACGGCGGCGGGGGCGATACGGACGTCTACGATGTTCTGGCAGAGGCGGAAGACGAAATGGCCGGCCTTGCGGAAGGCGCAGACGGTACCGCATCCGGCCTGTCCGACGCTGTTAAGAACGCACAGGAATTAAAGCGCACTGTCCTTGGCTTCGACTCCCTCAACCTGCTCAACGCGCCCACCTCGTCAAGCTCGTCTTCCGGTAAATCCGGATCTTCCGGTGACGCTGACATGAAGGGCGCAACCGGGGCAGGCGGTCTTGATACAAGCATTGTCTGGACCGGCGGCCTGATTGAGAAGTATAAGTCCGAAATTGATAACCTCTACAAGCTGGGTGCTTATATTTCCGACGCCCTTAAAAAGGCCATGGACAGCATCAACTGGCAGGATATCTATGCCAGGGCTTCCGGCTTCGGGTCAGGTCTGGCTGACTTCCTTAACGGCCTGATCAATCCGGGGATGTTTGCGTCTCTGGGAAATACAATAGCCGGTGCACTTAATTCTGTCCTGTTCGTCGTCAACAGTTTTACGTCCGGCTTCAGCTGGGCCAACCTTGGCCAGTCCTTAGGCGCGGCTGTCAACAGTATTTTTACCAACTTTCGCTTTGACGTCTTAGGCAGTACGATAGCCGACTGGTATAACGGCGTCGCTACCTATATTGCCAACCTTGCTTCTACGATCCGCTGGTCTCTGGTCGGTGCCAGAATTTCAGAAACCCTCTGGAGCTTCTTCAGCCGGTGGCGGCCTGAGGTATCCGCGGAGGCGTTCTACAATCTGGCCAACGGTCTCTTTGAATCCTTCGAGTCGGCGGTAACGACAGCTCCGTGGCAGCTGGCCGGGACGAAGATATCCACCTTTATCAGGGAATCTCTTGAGGGCATTGAGTGGAATCGGATTTACGCCACCATGCGCAAGCTGGGTGACGGCCTGGCCGACTTCTTTATCAACCTGATCCGCCCGGATACCTTTGCCGCACTGGGCTCTACGATCCGTAACGGCCTTATGGCCGCTCTTGAAGGAATCAACAGCTTTATCACGAAATTCTTCGGGCAGGACGGCACGATCGGTGAATCCCTGGCCGCCGCAATCAACGAGGTCTTCGAAGGCGGCAAGCTGGGCGAGCGTGTGGGCGAGACCATTGGCAACTGGGTAAACGGCATCACTTCCCAGGCCGCGCGATTTGCAAAGAACCTTGACTGGAAAGACCTGGGTCTTACGATCTCCGGAACGATCAACAAATTCTTCCGGACATGGAATCCGACTTTTTATGCGGAGTTCTTTTCTACCGCTGTCAACGGCCTTATGTCGTCCGCCCTTACGGCATTTACGACTGCCGAATGGGCGAACTGGGGCGCGAAGGTCGGCACATTCGTGCAGGAGACAATCGGGGATATTGACTGGGATACAGCCTATCAGGCGGCAGCAGCTTTCGGGTCCGGCCTGGCCGACTTCCTGAACAACCTCTGCACGCCTGAGACCTTCGCTGCAGTCGGCAAGACGATTGCAGGCTCCCTCAGCACTGCCCTGTCCGGCCTTGCCTCTTTCGCTTCAGATTTTGACTGGGACGGCTTCGGGTCTTCAGTGGCGGCAGGCATCAGTGACTTCTTCCGGGATTTCGACTGGAAGGGATTCGGTCAGGTGCTCACCACCTTTATCAGCGGCCTGATTACAGCCCTTGCGGCTTTTATCCGGGACACGGACTGGACAGCCGTAGGCAACGGCATCCGGGACATGATTCTGGGTCTTGACTGGGCTGGAATCCTTGTAGCCATTGGCAATTTCCTTGGGGCAATCCTCAATGCAGCTATCGTGGCGGCTACCGGCCTGCTTGACTTCTCCGGGATCAAGACATCCTTCGAGGGTGCGGCGGACGGGATTACGATCGACTCTTCAGGCGTGATCACCGGGATAACGACCTTCGGCACTGAGCTTTACAACGCCTTTGCCAAAAACATAGACGTTGAGGCCGTGTCCGAAGCCCTGGGCAACCTGGCGGAAGGCTTTGATGCAGTGATTGGCGTACTTGCGCCCCTTGCGGCAGGTACATTTGATGTTGTCAAGGACTTTATCGTCTTCCTGGCTACGGTCAGTGCGCTGGCCATCAACCTTGTTGCGGACGGCATTAACTCTTTTGCCAATGCCTTGCGGGCTATTCCTGAGTCAGAATTCATCAAGACAATAGCGGAAGCCCTGCGCTCGCTGGTGGACGCCTACAACGAGTGGGTACTGGCTCTTGGCGCATCCGCTACTTACGGTGAGGAGTACTGGGACGGATCAGCCGAACAGCAGGAACAGTACATGGGTGAAATCCGCGCCCAGATGTCCATACTCGACAAGTCCATCACGGACAGCGCGAATAAGTATGGCATCCTGTCAAAGGCGGTAAAACGTCTTGCCGACAACGGTGCACTTACGCAGGGACAGATTGATGCCATCAACCAGCTTCTGGCAGACGGGCAGCAGGATGTTGCCGGGTATAACGATGTAGCAGACCCGCTTGCTGAGATTCTTTCCAACGCCGGTATCACGGGTGCTGACTTCTATCGCGCCCTTGAGCTGGTTTATCAGGAGCTTGGCCTTGCCGCTCCCGAGCAGGCGGAAATGAATTCTCAGGTTAATGAGGCCAGGGCGGTCTTCGCAGAAACTGCAGGCAAGGCAGACAGTTTTGCTGAATCGATGAGCGGGGCCGGTGACAGCATTGCAGGGGCTAAAGGTGACATGGAAGAAATGACCAGGTATAGCACGTCTACCGGGCTTGCCGGTCTTTCCGCATACGCCGATTCCGCGGGTAACGCCGCGGGTAAGGTGTCTGACCTTGCGGACGCGTCCGGAAGCCTTGCAGGCGAGGCAGAAGAGGCGAGCACGAAGACCGGTAATGTTTCGTCTGTACTCGACCTGATGAAAGGCAGTTCTCTTGCCTCCCAGATTAAGATGCTTCTGCTTGTCACCGCACTCAGCAATCTGGCCAAAAAGAGCGGCACGTCTGCGGAGAAACAACAGCTCCTGGGTGAGGCGATCGATACCGCAACTCAGTACGGCGGTGATTTTGATCTTGTGGCCGAAAGTCTGAAAGACACCTTAGGATACGCAGGGGTTAACTCTAGTGAGCTTGCTAAGGAGCTTCAGAACGCGGCCAAGGAAATGGGAACGTCCGAGACAAAGACGGACGGCGCAACCGAAAGCGTTGGAGAGTTCCAGAGCCAGCTGCGCGACCTGCTTGACTATCTGGCCGATGGCGGCGAGGAACGGGCGGGCGAGTATGTTGCCGGTCTTTCCGGCGGTATTGCATCTGGCACGCCTGAGGTCGGATCAGCGGCGGCCGAGCTTGCCTCTACAGTCAATGATACGGTCGCCAGCGAATTTGACAGCCACAGCCCGTCAAGAGTCGCAATGTCTCTTGGCCAGTACTTCGGACAGGGTCTTACCAACGGCCTTTCCGCAGGTATCAGTAGCGTGTCCATGGCCGCATCGTCCCTTGCCAACGCCGTAACTTCCGGCTTTGGCAATAATCTCAGCGCCACCAGCGTGGTCTACGGCTTCACAAACTCAATCGTGACGGCCATGTCCGGTATGTACAACACCATGTACAACATCGGCACAAATATGTCCTACTCACTCCGGAACGGCCTGCAGTCGGTGCGTATCTCCACGCCGTACATGTATCTCAAGGAATGGGCGTCCGTCAATCTGGGCTCCAACGGCACTCAGTACCTGCCCCGATATGACGTTAAGTGGCTGGCATCCGGCGGCCTTGCTACCCGGGCTACAGTCGCTGGTATCGGTGAAGCCGGTACAGAGGGTATCCTCCCGTTGTCCAACAGCAAAGCGATGCGGTCTGTGGCGGATGCAATCACAGGCAACATGGCATCGGGGCAGGATATCATAGCCGGGGCTGTGGCGGATGCGATGATGGCCTATGCCGGTCAAATGCAGGATAGGCCGGTCAACGTGTATTCCACGCTCACCTGTGACGGTGAAGTCCTTGCCAGATCGGTGCAGCGTGGTCAGCGCAGGCTGAATTACAGGCTTAATCCGTCCGGCGCAATGTGACATTCTACGGCTTAAAAAAGCACTTATCATATATCAGCATAGGGGGTGTTGGCGATGGCTGACTTTTATCGCCCTATGATCACGGTGGACGGGCGCACCGTAAAGTGCCCGTCCGTCTTTGACTGGGGCATACACGACGTGTCACACCCCGATGCGGGTCGTGACCAGTCGGCGACCATGTGGAAGGGCCGCGTGGCCAGGAAGCGCAAAATCTCCCTGGCATGGAACGGCCTGACCTGGTGGGAAACGTCTGATATCCTTCAGGCGTTCTCTCCGGAGTATGTACAGGTCTACTACCCGGATATGCTTTCCGGGCAGTATGAGACACGCACTTTTTACGTGTCGGAAGAATCCAAGGCTCCTGTCCACACATGGACGGTGGGAAACCGGACAATCCGGCAGGTCGCATTTGACATTATCGAAAGGTAGGTGGGCTGATGCGCAGTGAATCCGCCGCCTTCCGGCGTGCGCTTGCTTCCGGCAGGCGTGACTTTTCTCTCCGGGCTGAGCTGGAGCTGAGCGACGGCACCCAGCTCACCCTTACCAACTCTGACCTGTGGGAAGACGCTTTTACGATTGATGACTCCGTAACATCCGGATCTGATTTTGAAATCGGTGCGGCCGTGGTCAACAGTGCCACGGTCGGCATTGAAAATTTCGACGGCCGTTTTTCCACATATGACTTTTTCGATGCAAAGCTCACTTTATACGCGGGTTTTGCCTTTGACAGCAACACGGAATGGATCAAGAAGGGCGTGTTCACTGTCGAGGAGCCGACCTACTCTGGCGAGGTCATCACGCTCAAGTGTCTTGACAATATGGCCAAGCTGGACAAGCCGTACAGCGGCAGTAACCTTACCTACCCCGCCACTCTTCTGCAGATCGTCAACGACGCCTGCAGCAGGTGCGGCCTGACGCTTGCTACCCAGCAGTTCCCACACCGCAGCTACTCAGTCGTCCTGCGGCCTGAGGATGAGGCACTGACCTATCGTGAGGTAGTCGCATGGGCGGCGCAGATTGCCGGGTGCTTTGCCCGTTGCAACGCGGACGGCCAGCTGGAGCTGACATGGTTTGACCAGGCCGCCCTGACCGATGCCATGGACAGCCTGCTGGACGGCGGCGAGTTTGACGCATCCACGCCGTATGCTACAGGTGATGCGGCATCCGGCGGTACGTTCAACCCATGGGCGACCGGTACAGGCGAGTATGATGACGGCAACTTTTCCACGCTTGACAATGTCCACCATATCTACTCCGCTACCACTCATAGCGTATCGGTGGATGATGTAGTTATTACAGGTATCCGTGTAAGGGTCAAGACCAGTACTGACGCGTCAGATGCCTATGCGGAGTATACGTCCGGCACAGCCGGTTACGTCCTCAGCATCGAGGACAACGGCCTGGTTCAGAGTCCCCACGGCCAGGATATTGCCGACTGGCTGGGTGCTCAGCTGATTGGTTTCACCTTCCGGCCGGGAGACATTACGCATCCTTCCGACCCGGGGATTGAGGCCGGGGACGTAGCCGTTTTCTGGGATCACAAGGGGAATGCATTTCCTATAGTCGTCTCCCGGACAGCGTTCGGTGCAACCGTATTTCAGGATACACAGTGCATAGCAGAGCCGCCTGCCCGCAATTCGAGTGCGCGGTACAGTGCCGCTACGAAGACCTACGTAGAGCTTCGTAAGCAGATCATAGCTGATCATACGGCGTGGGACACGGCTATCGGTGATCTCTCTGACCGTCTGGATGCCAAGACCGGCCTGTATACCACGCAGGAAACGACGTCATCCGGCACGATCTACTATCTGCATGACCAGCCTGACCTTGCCGACTCGTCCACCATCTGGAAGATGACGTCCGACGCGTGGGGCGTATCTACGGACGGCGGCGACAGCTGGAATGCCGGCCTTACCGTGGATGGCACGCTGATAGCCCGGATACTTACGGCTCAGGGTGTCAACGCCGACTGGATAAACGCCGGTGCTCTGTCCGTCAAGGACAGCAACGGTGTGGAGATCTTCAGGGCGGACATCGCCAACAAGTCGGTCACGATCAAGGGCGAGTACGTCACCCTGGGCAACATATCCCTGTCGAGCGCCATCAGTGCGGCACAGACAGCGGCCACAAATAATGCCGTCAGTCAGGTGGACCGTGCCCTGACACAGCAGGACATCTTTAACCGCCTTACCAACAACGGAGCGGCACAAGGATTAGCCCTTATCAATGGCCAGCTGTACATATCCTTCTCCTACGCCCAGGGCGGTACGCTTAAGCTGGGCGGAGCGAACAACACCAACGGCGTGATGGAAGTCTATGACGCTTCCGGGAATGTCATCACGCAGATCAACCGCACCGGGGTAGCAACGACAGCCCTCACGGCGTCTGACTATGTTTACGTGGACAGCGCAGGCGGGTCACGTTTCAAGGTACCGTTCAAGGACAAGGAAAATGCGGGCTCTTATCTGGGATATTTCGATGTGTCGGAAAACGGCTGCGAGATACAGACGGCAGAGTCCAAGGTGCATATAGGCGGTTACACAAACAGCTGGGTCTATCCTACTGATCCGGATACCGGAGACCCGATTTACACCGGGTACAACGGCGTCACAATCACGCCGAAGAATCCTACGGTCTGGGACGTATATACACCCATGTCACAGCCGGGCGCGTACCTGACACATAACCAGTTCAAGTTATATTCTGCCAGCGGCCAGCGTGTCGAATTTACCAACAGCAACGGCTATTTCTCCGGTGACCTCTCCTGTGGCGGCACAAAGAACCGAATCGTAGAGACAGAGGATTATTCACAGCGTAAGTTCTATTGCTACGAGACCGCCTCTCCTTACTTCGGCGATATCGGCTCTGGCCAGCTGGACGAGACCGGACACTGCCGGATCACACTTGACCCGGTACTCGTGCAGGCCATAGAGGATGCGGAATACCAGGTCTTCCTGCAGGCGTATGGCGGCGGCAGTCCGTATGTGACCACCAGACAGCTGAGCTACTTCGAGGTGGCCGGTCTCCCCGGCCTTGAGTTTGGCTGGGAGGTCAAGGCGAAGCAGAAGGGCTACTCTACAGCCCGCATGGAGCAGGTGGATGCCACAGGCACAGTGCCATTTGGCGCTGAAAATGGCACTGATTACGGCCTGCTGGCGGGTAACCATTTAGAAGAAATTGCGAGAGAAAGGGGGCAGGCAGGATGAAAGCAGTAACAAGCGCAACCGTATGGAATGACGCAGTAGGCAAGCGGATCAGCATCACCTACTCAGAGATCGATGAGGAGACCGGCAGGATTATTGCCGATAACAAGCGCATAGACAGAGTCGTAACCGATGAATCGGTTAAGAGCCGGATTGATGAGCTCTTAGCCTACGCCGGTACACTTATTTGACGGAGGGCGGCATAGCCATGGCGGTGATTGAGTATATAGGACAGCACTGGGTTGAGTGGCTTTTTACCGCCGCTGTCGCCCTTCTGGGTCTGGGCTACAGGCAGATTGCCAGCCGGATCAAGACTGAGGAGCATAAAAATCAGGCAGTCGCGGAGGGCATCCAGTGCCTTCTGCGGGAAAGTATCGTCACAGCGTACAACCGGTACTCTGATAAGGGCTTCTGCCCCATCTATGCCAAAGAGAGCGTCAAGAGGGCATATCTTGCCTATCACGATCTCGACGGCAATGACGTGGCAACAAAGCTGTACGAAAAGCTCCTGGCAATGCCTGAAGAACTGCCGAGAGGCAGGAGGGAGGTGGAAGACGATGGATAATTTAGGAGTTGCAAGCGTGGCCGCTATCACAGTGCTCTGCTATATCGTAGGAGCGGCTATCAAGGCATGGGATAAGCTGGATGATAAGTACATCCCGGCTATCATGGGTCTGCTCGGTATCGTCCTGGGACTTCTGGCCTACTGCATCCACATGCCGGACTTTCCGGCGCAGGACGTCATAACGGCTGCCGCCGTAGGAGCGGTGAGCGGCTGGGCGGCGACCGGCATCAACCAGATGTTCAAGCAGAGCGTATGACACGGCTGATCATCTTCGTGAAGCCGCGGAGATGATCAGCTTAAACATACAACAGTCCAGTGCTGGACTCATATAACGGAGGTATAACAGCATGGATGCAATCCTGAAATTTGAGGTCACCAACCAGCAGATCAAGCGTACGGACGACTTTCTGCCGGTACACGCCTCAAAGGACTATCTTAAAGCCCATTTTGACTTTCTTACGGACGAGTGGGACGGCCTGACCAGGACAGCGATTTTCGAGTCGCACCGTCAGGCATATGAGGTGATCCTGGATTTTAACGATGACTGCATGGTGCCGTGGGAAGTGCTTACCGAACCCGGCAGCCTGTATGTGTCGGTCTACGCCGGAAGCCTGATCACGGTCAACACGGCCAAGGTCTTTGTGGCACGATCCGGCTATACGGGAGACGCTGTAAACGGTCAGGAGCCTACCCCGACAACATACGAACAGGTCATCGGTTATCTTGATGAGGTAAAAGAGACAGCCGTCAGTGCGGCAGAGTCGGCTACTGCATCCGCCGAAAAGGCGGCAGAGCTGGCGGCACTGCTGGAGCACATTGACGGCGGGTCCTTTACGGACTGGCAGAAAGAGGGGTGATCTTTTGGCTATACAAAACAGAAGGGGCAAATACGCCGACTTCGATCCGTCAAAGATGGTCGAAGGTGAATTTGCCGTAGTACAGGAGGGCGACTCCGCCAACGCCACAGACGGAAAGTCCGTCTATATATCTTTCCAGACTGGTTCTGCTGTGCGCCTTGCCCGGGCGGATGAGGTCATCGATAAGAACCGGGAGACCATGCAGTACATGAACCAGGCGATGCAGTCCGCCCAGGCGGCGGCTGATTCCTTGACAAGCGTCAGCGGCGTACTCTCCAGTATCGAGACCAAAGAGAACGAAGTTAAAGGAATGCTGGAGACGAAGCAGGCGCAGATGACGCAGGCCGCGGATCAGAATATTTCCGATATCAACGCGCTGGCCACAAGCAAAGAGAACGAAATCAATACCCTTTTCAACACCCGTTCTCAGGCACTTGAACGTCTGGCAGACACGAAGGAAGCAGAGATCACGGCCATCAAGACAGCCGCAGACGCTACCGCGGCTCAGGCACTGGCGACAGCTCAGAACGCTTCCAACGAGGCCGCCGAAACCACTTCCCACCTTAATACCGTGGACAGGCGGCTGGACGATATTCAGGCCGCTTTGGACAGTAAGTTTGATAACGCCTATCTGGAAGACGGCTATCAGTATTTCGAGGCCAACAATCAAATGGTGTGTGGTCCGCTGGGGCCTTTCGCCGGAGGCGGCGGAGGCGGGGGCGGCACGAACAACGCCATTCTGACGGTCTCCAATACGTCCGGCTGGCTCAACAAGACTATCTCCGAGGGTTCGTCATGCGTCATTTCTATGGAATGGTCGTCCCTCGAAGATCAGCTTCCCACCGGCAACGGCACGCTCCGTATCTTTGTCAACGGCTCTGTGCGCAGTACGCAGGATATCAGGCAAGGCGCGATTACAGCTGAGCTTAAGTCTTACCTATCCGCCGGATCCAACGTGGTGCGTGCTACCGTCTCTGACGTATATGGCAATGCCCGAACGATCAACTACAGCATCTCTGTGGTGTCCGTATCGATCACTTCATCCTTTGACGCTACGGTAGCCTACAACAGCTTGATTCCTTTCCCGTA